ATGATTTACTCTTTATTTCTATGACAGTAACTACTGAATATGGGAAACAAAATATTTTCCCAAAAGAAATACCAGCGAGAGTTATCGCTGACTACCCTACAAACATCAACCCTATTATGACAAACGAAGCAGAAAGATTTAACGGTTGGGCAGCTATGATTGGATTCGTAGCAGCTATCGGAGCTTACGTAACAACTGGTCAAATCATTCCCGGAATATTTTAATGAAAAAAATTATCTTAACAGTAGCAGCAGCTACACTATCTTCACCAGTACTAGCTGGTCCTTACGTTAACGTAGAAACTAACTCTAACTTTACTGGTTCTGATTATAAGTCAACAGCCACAGACCTACACTTAGGTTTTGAAGGTGAAGCTAATGATCTAGCTTGGTATATCCAAGGTGGTAAAACAGTTAATGCTGCCGATGGTGCAGACTCTAACTCCAACTGGTCTGGTAAAACAGGAGCCAGTTTCCCTGTTACATCTAAGTTAGGTGTTTATGGTGAGCTATCTTTCTCTCAAGTAGAAGATGCTGACAATAACTGGGGTACAAAACTAGGTACAAAGTTTACTTTCTAAATTAATGGCATCACTCACTCTTCAAGATCAACAAACAAATTGGGAGAGTTTCTGTGAATGGGTCACCAACACCAACAACCGAATTTACGTCGGTTGGTTTGGTGTACTCATGATACCCGCACTCTTAACAGCAGCAACTTGTTTTATTATTGCCTTCATCGCTGCACCCCCCGTGGACATTGATGGCATTCGTGAACCCGTCGCAGGATCTCTTCTTTATGGTAACAACATCATCTCGGGAGCAGTCGTCCCGTCAAGTAACGCAATCGGTCTTCACTTCTACCCAATCTGGGAAGCTGCAACCCTCGACGAATGGTTGTATAACGGAGGACCATATCAACTCATTGTGTTCCACTTTCTCCTCGGTATCGCATCTTACATGGGACGCCAATGGGAACTTAGTTATAGACTAGGTATGAGACCGTGGATATCAGTAGCATATTCAGCACCACTTTCAGCGGCAGCAGCCGTGTTCCTTGTATACCCTTTTGGGCAAGGGAGCTTTAGTGATGGTATGCCTCTTGGTATTTCTGGTACTTTCAATTTTATGTTCGTCTTCCAAGCAGAACACAATATACTTATGCATCCATTCCATATGCTCGGCGTTGCTGGGGTTTTCGGGGGTGCATTGTTTGCAGCTATGCATGGAAGCCTCGTTACTTCCTCGATCATTAAGGAAACAACAGAGGATGTCTCGCAGAACTATGGCTATAAATTTGGGCAAGACAAGGAGACGTATAACATCGTTGCAGCTCATGGCTACTTCGGTAGGTTAATTTTCCAATATGCGAGCTTTAATAATTCTCGTGCTCTTCATTTCTTCCTTGGTGTTTTCCCAGTGGTTGGCATATGGCTTACCTCCATGGGAGTCAGCACTATGGCATTCAATCTCAATGGGTTCAACTTTAACCAATCCATTGTTGATGCTAATGGAAAGGTTATCCCAACATGGGCTGATGTTTTAAACAGAGCCAACCTTGGATTTGAAGTTATGCATGAAAGAAACGCACACAACTTCCCACTTGATTTAGCAGGGGAGATAGTTTCAGCACCTCAAATAGGATGAAGCATCAAACAAATAAAATGAAAGCAAGCCTCACCCGATATGGCTTTTATGAAGAAGAAGAGAAGGAAGAAACTGATAAAGAATCTTCTGACTCTGATAACACTGATAACTAATTTATTCATTATGTCCGGTGTCACTAGACACTGGCATAATTTACCCGAACAAAATAATGGCAGAGAATCAAAGACACTGGAAACAGACAACAACAGGTAGAAAGAATATACCTATCGTTCAAGAGAAAAAAACTAAGAAGTCCAAAGAGCCTCAATCTTTAGAGGAAGCTCTTACAGGCGAATAGTAATTACGTCCGTTCATCCTTTTTGAGGACGCATGAAACCTAATCATGGAACGGGGATTAGGTATATGGAGATTACCCATGAAAGTAACCTACGTATATCGTGGCATTGCTTACACAAAAATAGTTAAGTGAAGCTAAATTCTGTATGGGCTACAACCATTTCGGTTGTGGCTCTTTTTATTTTTATAGAAGGTTTACACGTTCTATATCACATGAGAGAAGAGACACCTCAGAGTCGGATCTCTTTTCAGTTTGGCTAAAGCCCTCCGAGGAGGATACCTTTATGCCGTCGACGGTGGGAAAAGACCACAAATCTCAGTGAGTCTATATGAGACTCGCATAATTCTAACGTTAGGAACGACAATATATACCCTTACATTTTAAGAAAAAATCATGGCTCATCAGAGTTCAGATTTAACTACCTCACTAACACGTCAAGGTCAGTTAAATTCTTCAGGTGACGCACGTGCCCTTTACTTAAAATTGTTTAGTGGAGAGATGTTCAAAGGATTCCAGCACGAGTCAATTGCTCGTAACATGGTAATGAAGAGAACACTTAAGAATGGAAAGAGTCTTCAGTTTATCTACACAGGTAGAACAACTGCTGAGTTCCATACTCCCGGAAACAGTATTTTAGGTAACAGCGACGGCGCACCTCCAGTTGCAGAAAAAACAATAACTTGCGACGACCTATTAATTTCATCAGCTTTCGTTTATGAGCTAGATGAAACACTTGCACATTACGAATTGAGAGGAGAAATCTCCAAGAAGATCGGATATGCATTAGCAGAGAAGTATGACAGACTCATCTTCAGAGCTATCGCTAAAGGTGCAAGACAAGCTTCTCCAGTAGCTAAGACAAACTTTAAGGAACCCGGTGGAACACAGATCAGAGTTGGATCAACAACTAATGATTCTGATGCTTACAACGCAGGTAACTTAGTTAATGCTTTCTACGACGCAGCAGCAGCTCTTGACGAAAAAGGAGTAAGTTCCTCTGGTAGATGCGCAGTGTTAAACCCTCGCCAATACTACTCTTTGATCCAAGACATTGGTTCAAACGGACTTATCAATAGAGACGTACAAGGTACAGCATTACAGTCTGGAAACGGAATCATTGAAATTGCAGGCATCAAGATCTACAAGTCAATGAACATCCCATTCCTTGCTAAGCATGGTGTAGCTTATGCCGGAACTACAGGTGAGACATCTCCTTCAAACTTAGGAGACCACATCGGTACAGCATTAGCTGACGGAAGAAAGTCTGTAACAGGACTAAATAACAACTACGGTAACAGCACAGACTTCGCTAAATCTTGTGGATTAATTTTCCAGAAGGAAGCAGCAGGTGTAGTAGAAGCTATCGGACCACAGGTTCAGGTAACTTCTGGTGATGTATCAGTTGTTTATCAAGGTGACGTAATCCTTGGAAGACTAGCTATGGGTGCAGATTTCCTAAACCCAGCAGCAGCCGTTGAACTATATGTTGGAGCAACAGCACCAGCAGCGTTCGGTACTACATACCCAGAGAACGGTTAATTTTATTTTTTATACGGGAGCTTCGGCTCCCCTTTTTTTTAATTATGTGTGCACCCTTTGGAGAAGACCCCTCTTTTATTAAAGGTAATTGGAGAGAAACTTGGTCTCAGCATAAAGTACAAGAGTGGGATAAGTGGGTAGCGGAAAAGAGAGCAGAAATGAAGGAAAAAGGTTGGGACCCTAAAGATCCTAAAAACTATCATCCAGCATCTGGCTTTACTACTCAAGTAGCTCGTTGGCAATGGAGCAAAAAATATGATGACAAATATAATACGCCGGGACAAGGTGTTCATGCTAGTGGTACTGGTAGGCAATTAGATGATCCTAGTGTGACTGCACCACAGGCAGGAGCAGCAGCTTCAGGTAGAGATCAAAACTTAGGAGCAGGTGGTGGAACTAATCCACAAAGTAATCAAAATAATCCAGACACGAATACAAACCAATCAAATAAAGATAAAGCTGGATCTAAAAAAGCATCCAAGAAAGAAAATCTAAAAATCCCAAAACCAGACGTAAATCTACCTAATGGAAATCAATCATCAGGCGGAGTGAATTATTAAACTATGACTACTCAAATAGCAACCGATACCGAACTATCCGCAGTTAATTCTATCTTGGGTAGTATTGGGCAATCACCAGTTACTACTTTAGGAACAGTAACTACAAACGTAACAAATACAGGCGAAGAAATAGCTAATACATATGCTAATCCACAGATTGCAATGATCCATGGATTACTTATGGAGGCTACTAAAGATGTCCAAAATGAAGGATGGCATTTTAATAAAGAAGATCATATTAAAAAGTCTCCAGACTCTAATGGTCATTTCTTAATCCCTACTAACTATCTTAGGTTTGATGTACATGAAGGTCTTTATGACAGAACTAGAGATGTAGTTAGGAAGAATGGAAAATTATATGACAACGTTTTACATACAGATGTTTTCACTCAAGACTTTTATTTTGACGTAACTTACTTACTTGATTTTAATGATGTACCTCCAGCAATTCAGAGATACATAATTGCTAGAGCATCAGTAAGAGCTGCTACACAATTAGTTTCTAATTCTGATTTAGTGAAACTCTTACAAATGGAAGAAGCGAAAAGTAGAGCAACTGCTCTTGATTACGACTGTGAGCAAGGAGACCATACATTCTTAGGTTTTCCAGAAGAAAGTAATTACAGATCTTATCAACCTTACAAGGCACTTATTAGATAATGGCAAACATTACACAAACTATTCCAGCGTTAACGGCTGGCATTTCACAACAACCTGACGAGCAAAAGATTCCCGGTCAGGTGAAAGACATGGTGAACGCCTTACCTGACGTTACACAAGGATTACTTAAGAGACCAGCTGGAAAGTTTGTGGCATCTTTATCTGATGGTACAAATAATTCCACATCTAATGGTAAATGGTTTCATTATTATCGTGATGAGAACGAGCAATATATAGGACAGATAGCACAGAATGGTGTTGTCAAAATGTGGGACTGTTTAACAGGAGCAGAGAAAACAGTTGTTAATGGTATAGGAAATAATAATTATTTAACCCATACTAATGCTGAAGATATACAGACACTGACATTAAATGACTTTACGTATCTAACAAATAGAACTAAAACTACTGCGATGGATACGACTCCCAGTACTTTAGAACCTGCTGGAGATTTTAAGAAAGAAATTTTTCTCGAGTTAAGAAGTATATCTTATTCAAAACAGTATTCTTTAAATGTTTATGACAACAACAATACTTCAACTACTACAACAGCTACAAGGATTAGTGTTGAAAGACTGAGGGATAGTAATAACTACTGTGACAGTGGTGGTCATATGGTAGATCACGCTTCTCGTGGTAGTCAGATTCATAGATGTTCAGCATCTGCAATGGATGGACGAGATCCCTTCGCTCCTAACGTTGCAACTAAAATATTTTCTGTTGCCAGTGGTACAACTTTAGTTGACGACGGTGCTATTGGTGGTGAGAAATCTAATGGAAGTTATACAGACAGAGCGTATGATTATAATGTAAGTGTCTA